GACTTTAAGATTAACTGCTTTTTATCCTACTACTAGCAATATATCTAATTATGATACTACTAGCAATTTAGCTAAAAGACAAGGGGGAGTAGTTATTCCTATTGGTGATACTTATGATATTGAAGTTTACTATACTTCACAAAGCTATATAAATATTTTAAATGTAGCTAGTGCAACTAAAATACCAGGAATAAATATAGTTTTAAATGTATCAGTAGATGAAACTTTTGCTTCTATAGAAACAGATAACCCTATAAGCTACTATACAGAATACGCTAATAATGATTTAATTGCTGAAAGTATAGGCACAAAGGGTTATAGTAGTGATAATAATAGAGATAGTCAGTACGGAACTCAAAACTGGCAGCCAACATATTAAATATGAAGAAACAAGAAAATATATCAGTAATACATTTAGCAGAATATAATCTGCCTAGCATTACAGAAACTAATAATAAAGATTGGATTCAATTCGGTTCAGATAACCTTTACCCTCAATACTTATTAGAGCTTTACAATGGTAGTAGTATAAACAACGCAATTATAAAAGGTGTAAGCTCTATGATTTACGGAGAGGGTTTAGACGCTACAGACAGAGAAGAAAGCGAACATAAAAAAGAGAGTTGGTTAGCTCTTAATGGTTTACTGCACAATTCACCAAAAGATACTTTAAAATGCCTAGCGTTTGATTTGAAGCTATTTGGTATGTGTTATGTTAATGCAATATGGAATAGACCTAGAACAAAGATTATTGAGTTTAGACATATACCCGCTCAATATATGAGAAGCGGAAAATCTGACGCTTATGGTAAAGTGAATGAATACTATTATAGTGCTGATTGGACTAATACTAGAAAACACAAACCTAGATACTACAGAGCTTTTGATTTAAAAGATAGAACAGACGCTAACCAAGTATTATGTATAAAAGATTATAGTCCTGGTTCTTATTATTATGCTACCCCTGACTATCAGGGTTCTACTAGCTACATTCAGTTAGATATGGAAATTGCACAATTTCATTTATCTAATATTAAAAGTGGTATGTTTCCTAGTATGGCTATAAATATGGCAAACGGAATACCAACAAGAGAAGAAAGAAGAACAATAGAAAGACAAATAAATGCTAAATTTGGTGGTAGTGGTAATGCAGGTAAAATACTTTTAACTTTCAATGACGGAAAAGATACTGCTCCTGAAATAGTACCAATAAATGCAAATGACAATTCAGATAGTTATCAGTTTTTATCTACTGAAACAACTAGAAAAGTTTTAACTGGTCATAGGGTTACAAGTCCGTTATTATTTGGCGTTAATGGAAATTCAACTTTTGGTAACAATGCAGATGAGCTTTCTGATTCTTTTTCACTTTTTACGAATACAGTAATCAAACCATTTCAAAACACGCTTTTAGAGGGTTTAGAGCCAATATTTCACGCTAATGACATAAACCTAGATTTATACTTTAAAACGCTTAAACCTGCTGATTTTATTAATGTTGAAAGTGTTTCTCAAATTAGCGAAGATGAGCAAGAGAAAGAGGGAATAGATACAGAAAATGAGGGAGAGCCAATTAAAAAAGAATTTAAAGCTCTTGATGATATAGACAGAAAGCCAACAAAACAAATGATGAGAGAGGCTAAAAAAGGTCTTGAAATGCGAAAAGAATTTGGTAGGGGTGGTACAGAGGTTGGTGTTGCCAGAGCAAGAGATATAATGAATGGTAAAAATCTTTCTATTGAAACGATAAAAAGAATGTACTCATTTTTTAGCAGACAAGAAGAATCTGTAAAAAACGGAAAAGGTTTTAAAAAAGGTGATAAAGGCTACCCAAGTGCAGGAAAAATAGCATGGTTACTTTGGGGTGGTGAGGGTGGTTTTAATTGGGCGAAAAGAAAAGTTGAAGAAATAGAAAACGTTGAAGAATTAACTGAATTATCTGATGAACAATTTGATGGAATACTAGACAATTTAGAGGGGCAGCAAATAGATAGTGAAGAATGGGAAATAGTAGACGAAAGACAACAAGGAAATGAGGAAAGCTACGAAGATTGGGCGAATAGATTAATCCAAAAGAAAGAGAATTTTGCTGTTAATGAAATTAAGTCTAATGAAGATAAATTTAGTTATTTAGATAAAGCTACATACAGAGTAAGGTTTAAGTATGCAGTAGGTTCTAGAAAACCAAAAAAAACTGGAAGCTCTAGACCTTTTTGTAAAAATATGATGAGATTAAGTAGAGGGGGTTTTGTTTATAGAATAGAAGATATAGACAAAGCTTCACAATCAGGGGTTAATAGACAATTAGGACATAAAGGTAAAAAATATGATTTATTTAAGTTTAAAGGTGGGGTTTATTGCAGACATAAATGGAATGAGATATTATATAGACTTAAAAAAGGTACTGAATTAAAAGATGGTCAAAGTTTAGACAATGACTATAACAAAGTAGATAGTATTCCTAAAAGTTACGTTAGGAATCCTAAAGGAATAAAAGATAGTAAAATAGCTCCAGTAAATATGCCTAATCAAGGACATTATCCAGGAGTAAAATAAAATTAAAATATGGCAATACAGCATACATTATTTATAAGTACAGATAGATTAAAAAAAGATTCGTCTTTGGGTGGTTCAGTAGATGATAATTTATTACTACCCTATATACTTATGGCTCAAGATAGATACATACTACCAATATTAGGAACTGATTTAAACGCTAAGCTAATATCAGACATTCAGGGTAGTAGTTTAACTGGTAACTATTTAACATTATTACAAACATATATACAGCCTGCTTTAGTGCAGTTTGCGTTTGCTACTGTTCTTCCGTTCTTGCGTTTAAGAATGGTTAATAATGCAGTTGTAACAATGTCAAGTGAGCAAGGGGGAACGGTAAGCCATGACGAATTAAAACCTCTTATTAATGCTTCTATGGATATGGGAGAGTTTTACAGAGAAAGACTAATAGACTATATACAAAACAATACGTCTAGCTTTCCTGAATATTCTAGTAATACTGGGGCAGACCTTAACCCAACAACTCAGAATTTTTATGCAGGATTAAATCTTGACGTAGCGCCAATGAATAATAAAACTAAATCTTTTTTACAGGGAGCAGATATAACTATTTGTTGTTAATATGATTACTAAACAAAAAGTCAAAGAAAGACAAAAAAATATAATTAAATTAAAAACTTATTTAAAAAATGGCAGGACAAAGACTAACAGACAAAACAGCTCTAACAGAACAGTTAGGTAGTGGTGATTTATTTATGGTTGTTGATGTTAACGACACTACTGGTAGTAGTGCAGGAACTAGCAAAAAACTTGATGCAAAATTTTTAATACAAACTGATAAAATTTCTATTAGTAATGCAGAAGTATTAGACCTTAACGCAAACGAAAAAGTATTAGTAGGAGCTTTAAGTGGTTATATGATTACAGTTTACAATGTAACTGTATTATGTACTTATGCCTCTGCTTCAGAAAACCAAAGAAAAGATTTATTATTTGGCTATGATGACTCTATTGATACTTCTTACTGGTCTAAAATATCTGATTGTATGGACGGAAAAACTAGCGATATGACTTATAACCCTGGAGCTTTTGACCAAACGAAAGAAGGAACTTGGACATCTTCAATTTTAAATAAACCCTTTGTTTGTTGGGCTGAGGGTACAGGTTTTGCGGGTGGTTGGTCAGCAGATGTTTATGTTACTTATTCTTATACAAAAATATTATAATGGACGCTACTAAATACCTTTATGCTTTAATAATGTTTATAGTTTTTGGGTTGGCTACTTGTAATGCTCAATTCTTTAAATACGCTACTTTTTATACTTCTATGAGTATGAATACTAGCATGGTAGAAGACCAAGATTTTATAGCAATCAATAAAGGATATGAAGAAACTACGCAAATTAATGAATACGATTATAACTTTACTATTGGAATACGCAAGATTGCTAGGTTCGATTTTGAGCAAAAAGTTAAGACTTGGTACTATGGTAATGAGCAGAGCTATAGCGATAATACTCTTATTGGTAATTCTAGTGGGTGGGAGTATCTTCTTAATTACTCTTTTATCCGTAATAGGTCTGAAAAATTTACTAATCAGGATTTTTGGATTAGATATTTAGGACATAATGGAGTAACTAAAATACAAGTAAAAAATGATGAAGCTAGGGATTTAGAGTTTACTTCATTTGATACTAGACACAGAATACAAAAAGGACGTTGGGATTTTACTATAGGTATTGTTGGAAGAAGTCATAGAGTTTATGGTTACAATCCAATAGAGGACACTTGGGAAGCAGGAGAGGATAGCTTTTTTGATTTAGCAGAAGATTTTGGTTATAGTAGTGAATTTGTTAATGGTCGTTTTCATTGGTTTAAAAATGGTGAATTATTAGCAACTTCAAATGATGAGTTTTTTAAGCATTATTTTGGTTCGGCTATAGCTCAATATAATGAGAATGAAATAAACGCTTTAGGCAACGTCTATGAGCTTTCTGCGGCGCTTGGAGTTTCTTATTATAAGTATAGTAATAACTTTTGGTTATTAAGTTGGGTAAATGTAATGCCTTATCACTACGGATTAAATGAATTTAGTTATGACTATGAGCAACTACCTATAGACTTAGATTTAGGGCTTGTTACTGGTTGGAAAATAACAAAGTCATTAGGAATATTTATAGAGGGTACTTATTTAAGGTATTGGGAAAAGCCTATCTATGAGTGTAAATTGGGGTTTAACTATTTAATATTTTAGGTATGAAAAAATTATTATTCTTTTTGGTGTTTAGTTTTAGCTTTAGTCAATCTAATTGTGAATTATGCGTAGAGCAAAATGGTTTTTATTGTGGTGATGATGAGTCTAACTGGACGCAATACAGTCCTAATGGCTGTGTTCCTAATAATTGGATAAATGATGGCTGGGTAGATTGTGTTGATTCAAGCGATGAGGGAGAAGATGTAGTACCTACTACAGCTTTAGACTGTATACCGCCTACGCCTATTTGTGATACAGTTTTTGTAGATGTACCTTTTTATATATATGAAACTATTATACAATTAGATACTGTATATCAAACAGAATATATAACACAAATAGTAGTAGACACTGTATTGTTAGAAACGTTTATACCTGAATTTATATTTATAACTGATACTGTTTATGCAGAAGTGCTTGACACCATGTATATAAATGTAGTAGACACTTTAGAAATTACAGTATTAGATACAATAATTGAAACAGAGTATATTGAATTTTTTATAACTGATACAGTTGTAGAATATATTGATGTTGTTTCTACAGAATATATAGATTGTTTAACTGGTTTACCATGTGGTAATATTGGTATAATTGAGATACTTAAAAAATCTCAAAACAAAAATAAAATATATAACATTGAGGGAAAAGAAATATATAGACGTAAAGGGTTATATATAGAGAATGGAAAAATAAATTTTAAATTAAAATAAATATGAAAAACGTAATTAATAAAATTGTAAACAGTAGAAAATTTTGGTATGGCTTTTCTATACTAATGGTTATAATGTTTTCAGAAGATTTAGGAATTAGTGCAACAAAAATGCAATCAATGTTAATTGTTGGTGTAGCTCTAATTATAGGTCAGGGTATGGCAGATAAATCTTGTAACAAGTAAACAAATGGCTACAGAAATCTCTGAAAATACCAAGCTCCAACTTAATCTCAAAACAATTATTGCTATTTGTTTGGTTGTAAGTAGTTTTGTAGGGCAATATTATGTTTTAAGTAATGAAATAGAATTAGCAAAGCGTCTACCAGAATCAGAAATATCTAGGTCTGAGTTAGATTTAAAGCTAGAGTTAATTAGTAAAACTGTTATGTCAAACGCTGAAAAACTAAACAAAGTAGAAACAAGCATGGAGAAGATAGAGGAAAGAGTTTACGAATTAAAATGAGATTTCTAAAATACATACTACTATTGTTGGTAGGGCAAACCATAGCTCAAACAACTGTAACAACTCAAAACGCTTTAAGCAAGTACACAGACTCTAAGGGGGTTGTAGTAATAGAATTTTGGGCTGAGTGGAACGACAAAAACTCTTGTAGTTTTTTAAAAGACCTAGAAGATTGCAATACTGTTAAGGCAGATATTGGAATTTGTACAGCACTACAAGAAAAATATAACATTGAGGTTCTACCAACATTAGTAGTTATTAACAATTCACAAGAAGTATGCCA